TGTATTCAATGGTGCGTGGCTCTTCCATCAGAATGGAAGGTTGCCTTTGTCCTGCTTGACCTGTTCCACGCTCAGTTCGGGCAAGTCTTCAATGAACGGATTCTCGCCCGTATACAGCTTCGACAGGTCAATGTACTTTGACGCCTCTTGAGCAAATGCAATCAAGTTTTCTTCGACCGGGCGCTTAACGCCTGTCAAGTTATACTTGGTGTCCATGCCTTTACCCTGGCGCACAATAACAAGCTCGTATGCGGTCCAGTGATCGTCACGAAACAGCATTGCCATTTGGTCAATGATGCTGCGTTGCGTAAATGACCACACCTTAATGCGCCCATCGCCGCCGCTCTCGGTGTCGTACTCCCACACTACAAACGCAAGAAACTTCTTTGGGCGCTCGTCGCTAATAGCGTGTTCTGGGCGTGGCGCTTCGGGTGACCAACGAACGGGCTTTCCATCGCAAAACAGTTCGTAACCAGTTACGGGCTTGGACAAAAGGCGCACACTGCGCTTGTCGTTGTCTTGCAGTCTAACGTAATCGCTGCCGACGCTGTCGGACTTTGACAAGAAGTTGAAGATGTCTTCGGACATGGTTGGGTGTTTTTTGTGGACCCAAGTACGCCCCGAAGTTAGGCAGGGAATAAAATTATTTTTCCCTCTTATCAACAGCCTTATGTTCACGCCACGCCTTGCGCAGTCGTAACACGTTGAGAATGACAAGGGTAAGGGCGCCCAATGCGCTCACGCTCCAGTCGACGACCTCTTGCCAGCGGGCTACTTCCCACCCAACCCACGCTAAATTTAGCGCCAACAAGTCGCTCCCGTCCGTCATTTTTCTAAGGTACTGAGCGCCAACGGTAACACACCAACAAGACACATAACAATTGTTGGCCACGTCACGCCATGCAAAACAACCTGCTCACATGCGGTTGTAACGATCAAGCCGCCCATGGTGTTTTTGGTCGACCAGCGCAACTTGCGGCCCGCGCTTTTCGCAACCTCTCCCGTGGCTTCTGTTGCGCTCCTTACCCATCCGCCGACCTTAGCCATCATACACCCACATCACGCCGTTATGCTTGTCCGGGTCGCTGTCGACATGCACAAACGTCTTGCCAATGCCAATGCGCGTAAAACCTGCGGCAAGTAGCCCGGCAACAATGCGCATGCGTGCCTCGCTGTTGACCGCCGCAATGTCTGCGGCCAGTCCTTTTAAATGGCTGCTGTTGCGGCTGGCGCTGTATGCCCTGCGAATCAAGCTCTCGTTGTATGCGCGAGTACGAAAACCGCTAGTGATGCGGTAAGGTATACCGCTGCACGCTCTGGCGTCGTCCAGCATCTCTAAGAAGTCCGCGTCCATATTCGACCCGCTGCCAGGTACGTCCGGACTGTCAAACTCGGTGTGCGTGAAATACTTCATCACTTCTCCTTGCGCTGAATCACGTACCAATCGTTGTCGTGGCACATAATTGTAATTCCATCATAAGCGCGGTCCATTTGGAAGTATGCCTGTCCGTCAATGCGCGTGCCGTTGGTGTAGTCGTCATTGTTGACGGTGATACGGTAATAAGTGTTTGCGCCAATTGTGTCGTCGCTTTTGAATCGCAACATGCGGCCCTCGTTATCGCCAACCTTCGGCAAGTACAACCGCGCAAATCCATTTCCGCCCGTCCAGCCATTCATGTACACAAAGCCGTACGAGTCGCTATCGCTGAACGTGTAGTCGACGCTCGATTGATGCACGATTGAAACAACGCGGTGCGTAACTGGTCCTTGCGTGTCGCTCATCGCAATGACCCGCCCGCCTGTTGGCGTGTCTGGGTTTGTTCCAACCGTAAGTTTTGGCTGTTGTACTTGCGCGGTGACCGTGTTTAGTACGCCGTTGATCATGTCCATTTGCCCGGCGCGCTGCCTGCCATCGGCGCGCGGCTCGTCGTCGGCGCTTGTGATGCTGCTGCTATCAAAGGCGACCTTGTAGCGCTCCACGTTTGTCTCGCGTCGGTTCATGGTTGTAGTCAACTGAAACGGCACGTAATAGTCGCTGTCCTCCTCCAGCGTGTGCCAAATCTCAATAAGTCCGTAGACCGTGCCGCGATGGATTTTCGTTGCGAACTTTTGCCGCGCCAATGACTCGTTTACGCCTAGGCGATGCAATGGCAGCGGACCAGCCGTTTGCGACGATTTCCATTCATTTTCTGCAAGCGGTACAACATGTCGCAACTTGCCCTGCGCGCTAAATGCGATATTGTCACCAAACAACACTTCGCCCTGGTCTACAATCAATACGTTGTCGCTGGAATGCGTGGCGCGGTACGTCTTCAAATCTGCATTGCTGCCAGTGTCGTCGACTATCTCCACGCCGACATCCAAGAAGAAGTCGTCGGACGTGTAGGCGCTGGTAATGTTTGTGCCGGACTCGTTAAAAAACTTTGCCACCGCTGTCACATCAAGCCCGTCTTCCTCTGATGGCAGCGCGTCAGTGACAAAGCTAAATGCGGTAATCGTGTTGGTCCCTCGGTTGCGGTCGAAGGTGCGCACGTCAATTACGTACTTGTCGGCGCTGTCTGTGGTCCACTCTTCCGGCTGGTAATACTTTGCGTCCGCGTTGATTTTCAATTCCACCTCAATGTGAACACGTGCGCCGGGTGCGTTAAACTCAAAGCTTGCGTCGGGCGACACTTGGAACTCAAGCGAACCTGTAATGCGAAACTTTGTGCCAGTTACATACGTCTCGTCCGTATCGGCTAGCGTAATGTTTATGCCGCTGGTCACAATCGTGTCGTCGTTGCCGCGCATCAAGTATTGGTTGCCGTTAAAGCGTCGCGTGCGTTGCACCGATTGCACGGGCGGCAAGTGTGTGAAGACATGCCCGGCTAACTTCGTGTAATCCGTCCCGCTGTTCTGCACTGCAACCGCGTTCATAGCGTTGCTATCCGCCGTAGTCCATGCGATATAATCGCCGTCCTTGTCGTACTGCCTAATTCCAGCCGCGCCAATGTTGACGCCATCGGAAAGGCGCTTGTGTGCGTTGATGGGCCAAAACCAAAACACGCCCTCGGAAAGAAAGACGCGCGCGTTGAAGCATGTTGCAAGACTTGACAAGATGTCGAACGCGCTGTGCGCCTGCGTGTTGCCGTCATTGTCTACGGTGACGGGTACATAACCAATAATTTCCGCCAGTGGGTTTGGATTGTCTTCGCTGCTGTATAGCTCGGTGTCGTTTAGGTAGCGAATAATCGGTTCGTCGGCTGCGAAACGTGAGTATGTACGCAACCCACCCAGGCAGCGAATGACGTGCTTGTATATGGCCAAGTCACTAGCGCCGACATCGCTTAAAGTCAAGTCAAACGGGACGTCCTTGAGGTTGCCTAGATCATCGCTGGCCGTAAGCAATACCGCCGTAGGCATTGGCTCGTCGTTGCGCTCTACCTGTTCAGCCAACACCACACCGCGCCAGTAGATTGTATTGTCGCCGTCCGGGTCGCGGTATATGTCAACCAACAATCGGCCTTCGGGAAAGCTATACAATAGGTCCAGCGTTTGCGTGTGTGCGGCGACCTCTTCAAACAGCGTAAAGTTCACCGAGCTTCCGATGACTGGATCGTGTTCTTGCTCGTTGTTGCCGCTGTACCTTAGAACAAACCCTTCGGCGCCTAGCTTAAACGATGTCTTGTTATCCGCGTCCCACGCTGCGTTGGTGTCGTAGATACTGACCCGCCACACCTCGCCGGAATCGTCCTTGAATTCGCTGTATAGTCTTTCTCCTGCCATTAAAATCCTCTTACGCGGTTGCGGTCAAACCCTGCCCGCTCGCTACTGATTAAGATGTCTCGGCCATCAAGTCGGCCCGTCACGGTTACGTTCCCGCCTCCCATCATATCGCGCAGCTTGTCTAGCGGTGCAACGACTTCCGGGTTAATGGCTGACGTACCTGCGCCCTCGCCGACCATGGCCAATGAAGCGCCCGTAAACATACCGCCGTCGGCCATTTGAGGTACGCCAAGACCGCCCATCATAAACCCTCCAAAGCTCTTTGCGCCTGTTGCTTTTAATGCTCCCGCCGCTCCGCCTGTAAAAAGACTAATCGCAGCAAACGTTGCAGCTAAAGCAATGGCCCGCTTCAATAGGCTCTCCAACATGGCTTTTATCACCTCGTGAAATCCTTGCGACTTGTCTTTGATGTTATCAAATGCCGCGTTGACCATGTCGCCCATGAAGTTGAATGCCTTGCCCGTCATTCCTGCGGCAAGGGCAACCCTCTTCAAGCCCTTTTCATGTTCTTGTATTCTTCGCTGTTCTTCTTCGTCGAAGACTGGTTCTTCTTCATCCTGTACAACTTCCGCCAAAGTCAAATTGGCCAGCCTTTGTGATATTGTTGGCTCGATTGGCACTTCAACAGGCGCGGCGCCTCCTGATTTAAAAAATTTAGAGACATCAGACACAATGCCGTTGGCTAAGTCACTAATTGCACCCGCTTCAAGTAGTTCAATATCTTCTGCGTTCAAGGCGTCGTTGATGCCTTTAACCATGTTCTCAGACATTTCCTTGCCCAAGGCGTGAGCGTTTTCTGCGCTGCGCGCAAACGCCTGAACAATGACGTCGCCAGCTTCCGCGAATTTGCCACTAAGAACAAGCTGTACCGCAGTTCCAAAGCTGCTAACAATGTCTAAAAGCGCAGAAAACCCACCCTTGACAAACTTGAACCAGCCCACCAAGTAAGTTTCCAAAACGCTAAAAACAACGCCTATAATTTTTGTCTTGTTTTGGAATGCAATCATTCCGTTGACGACCTCAATAATTGCTGGCTCAATCACCGCAAAATTTTTGACAACCAGCGCAGCCAATCCCGCAACAGCCAAGCCAATTAAAACCACTGGCCCACTAAGCGCAGCAATGACAGGCATAAGAGCGGCCACAGCCATGGCAATTGGCCCAGCCGCGCCAAGCATTGCCGCAATCGCTAACACTGTTTTTTTGGTCCCAATGCTGAGATTGCTAAAGCTGTTGACTACTGCCGTAACCTTTGGTATGATTGGCATAAGCACCTCGGCAATCAAGGCTCCGAATTGTTCGCTCAAATCGCCAATGCTGTTTTGCAATTGCTTGAATGGTCCGGTTCCAGCTTTAGCCGCAGCTTCCGCACTTCCTCCGTATTGTTTTTCAAGTTCGTTTAGAATCAACGTCTGTGCCTCTGCTAGTCGCCCAGTCTCAGCCAATGAGTTTATGACCTCTTTTTGTTCGTCGCTAAATTGTATGCCCGCCCGACTCAATGCAGACAAGTTTTTGACCGGGTCATTCAGCGCCTTGCCTAATTGGATACTTGCGCTTTTCAGGTCGCCATCTAAACGCGTCGCCAAATCCAAAGCGACACTTTGAGTACGTGCAAATTGTTCGCCAGCAATATTGGTGAACGTTAGCAGTTGAGCCGTTGCGCCTTGCAATATTTCCTCATCACCAAAAATTGTCTTTCTCTGCAAATTGCTGGCCAGCTGTTGCAATTGCTTAGAGGTAAGTCCAACTTGATTACCAGTTGACTTTAAGCCCGCCTCAACTTGTGCGATGGCTTTGGCTTGAATATTAAAAGCCTTCAAGGATTGCGCGCCCATTAAAACCAATGGCGCTGTGATGCTGGCCGTCATAGCTTTACCTACGCCCGCCACCCGGCTTTGGATTTCACCAAAATTTTTCTTGAATGTGCTTTTGGTTTGGCGCAAATCGGAATTGAGCTTTGTCAAGCCCTTCTTACTCAGTCCAATTACGACTTTTAGATCTTTTAGTTTAGCCATTTGACCACGCTTTAAGTGTGTGTTCCAGGAGCTTGTTCGAACGCTTCTTCTTCTTCTCCTTCTTCTCCCACGGAAAGATAACAAGGTCGCGCGGCTTTATACTCTGTCCCTTCTTGCCGTGCGGCTGTAACATGACCGTGGCCAGCCATCGCGTCCGCTCCCACTCCATCTGTTGTTTGTGCTCTTCGTCCTTAGCGTTGCCTTGTGCGGCTGCGCAGAACTCCACAAACGTCATGTCGTAAAACGCAGAAGGGCTGAACCGTAATCGGCCCAACCCTATCTGCATACAATCCTCAAAGGTTAGCGGTTCAGCCTTTCCTTTTTTTTTCCGCGTTGCCGCCCATTAGTGTGTTGATAGACGCGCCCAAAACATCAAGGTCTTTGACCTCGATAAGTCCCAAGAAGTCGTCTAGCTCATAATCGAATGCAACTCCCGCATGTTTCGCTCCGCTTTGTGCCATGAAGTACACAAACGACCCAACGTCAACAACGTCGTCGCCAAGGTTGCTGATGTCGATGTTTGCTTCGCGCTTGGCGTTAGCCAAGGCGCGCATGTCACAACGCAAACGAAACTCTTTGCCGCTAAGCTCAATCTGCATTAGGCTTCAACAAATGAAATTGCTCCCGACAGCTCAATTGTTGCGCTGTAAGTCACGTTGTCCTCTGTCCCTCCGCTGGCTTCGATAGAAGTCACGAATGCGGTGGCGCATGTAAAGTGGTTGTCGGCTGTCGCGTCCAAACCAAAGATAATGGCGAAGGAAGAACGCGCGGCAAAATGCGTCATCAAGGTATCGACCGCTTGGCCTGTGGCCTCGTCAACCAAACCACTCACGCTAATGCTTCCGCTACGCGTAGATTCCAACAGCTCACGAAATCCGCTGCTGTCTTTGCTGGTTGTGTCGCGTGTCTCCATAGACAAGCTGATGCTTCCTTCGGTCTGGTCTGGCAATGCACTGCCACCAATTTTGAGTAAGTAGACGCTTCCGTTAATAATGCCGGCCATTATTCTTTTTCCTTTGTGTTGTTTGCGATGATCGCGTTAAACAACAGGTCAACGTAACCGAAGACCCTGTCGTCTTTAATGCTTGGCGTAAGGTTTACGACAACCTTTGCGAAGGCCAGAAGTGCAATGAGCAACTCGGCCCAGTATTCCGTCATGAAATCCATGCAAGCAATTTACTTACAACGCCAACGCTGGACCACCCTTTGCCCAAATCTGATTTAGTCATGTTACGCGTCTTCGTCGTCGTCAATCCAGTTGTCGCGATCGGCGTACATGTACGCGTGGACCTCATCAACATTTAATAAGCCCTCAACCTCGCTTGGCGTTAGCGGCTCAATGATGCATTCAAGATTGTCAAAGCTCCTGCGCACCTCGTAATAATCAGAGTACGCCGGCAAGTCTTCAACTGCTATGATTTTGTATCCGCCTTCAATATCCATATCGAGATTTCCTTGCGTCATAATTAGACGTAATGTCCGCATCGGACAAGTTACTCGTGTAGATGCGCAGTTCTCCAATGCTGCCCGTCGTGCAGAATGACGTGTTCACTGTGCCATTGTTCCGAGTCAATGTAGACACGCGGCAATGCAGATTGGTTTGGCAGGGTTGGTGCCTGGTAGAGCTAATCGTTCGACTATTTATCAGGCTTCCGTTCAAGAAGTAGCGAAGTGAAGTCCCATTCATACTGATGGCGAACTGATACCATGTGTCGGTACTCATAGAAGCCGAAATAGTGTTGCTCCTGTACAACGCCACGCCCATTGGCGTGTACATGATTTGTTTGTTGACCGCGTCAAATTGGAATGCGTAACCGCCGTTTGTTGTGGAGCAATTCGAGCGGTAATTTCGGACAAACATAAATCGCTTGATGTTGCTGAAGTCTGGGAACTTAGCCCAAAACTCAACCGTTTGCGTCGACCCATAGGTGTTGACGATGTCGCATTCCATGTAATCATTGACGCCGTCAAACGTTGCGTTTTTTGGAGCAGCAGAATCGAACGATGTGCCGTTCACTAGTGTCCCAGTCTTAGAACTGTCTGACAAGTCTGTGATACTAGTGCCGCTGCCTGAGTAGAACGACGCATTATTGAAGTCCCAATGTTGAATTAGGTTTGTCAAAATGACGTCACCGCCACCGCCAAAGCTCTGTGCGTTTACACTCGCAATGCTTGACTTAGTGACGCCGTCAATTTTACCGATGCTGCCTTCGGCTACGCTAGACAGTTTTGTAATTGTACCCATTAAGCCAGCTCAATAAATGTGTCGCTCGGATCAAAGTAAATTTGGTTGCTGCCTAACGCGTACCCAACGACCCGCACCACAGAACCCGACGCCGTAGGTATGGCGTTTGTTATGTCGCCTTGGGTCTCACTCACGTACAAGGTTTGGCCTGCTGTAAATGCTGAGAAGTTTGTGGACTGAATGACGCCCTGACGCAACAGCCCGTCCGTTGCTTCGCTTGTACCTAATGCCAAAGCAATCAACCCTTCCGCCTTACCGCTGGCGTTGGCGTCAGTCTCGCCCCATCCGCCCGACGTGTATTGGTACAAGTCCAGCGCGGTCAGTGTAGCGCTTCCAAACTTTAACACCTTGCCCTCGTGGTCGCCGTTGCTATACCCTGACGTCTTTGTGACAAACTCAACCTTCTGCCCGTCAAGCTCATTTGCTGCGGTTATGAATCCGGAATCGTTCGACAGTTGCGAGGTTGCCGTGGGTATTGTTGTGTCACCCTCTAACGCTGTACCCGCTGATGTGCCAAAGCCAGGAAAAGTAACCTTTGCCGTGTTCGCTGTTATTGCGCTAGCTTGGCCTGAAGTAATGCCCGTCTTGGCTGTGTTCGCGGTAATGGCTGAAGCCTGACCCGATGTAATTGTTGTTGTATCACCCGCCAACGCCGTCGAACTAGTTGTGCCAAGCTGCAACAATACCGTGTCGCCTTCTAGCGCCGTACCTCCCGAAGTACCGAAGCCAGGGAATGTGACCTTTGCTGTGTTAGCTGTGATTGCGCTCGCTTGTCCCGAAGTAATACCTGTCTTTGCGGTGTTGGCGGCAATCGCGCTTGCTTGCTCCGAAGTAATACCCGTCTTTGCGGTGTTGGCTGTTATTGCGTCCGCCTGTTCCGAGGTTATACCCGTCTTGGCGGTGTTGGCGGTAATGGCTGACGCTTGCCCGGAAGTAATACCTGTCTTGGCCGTGTTCGCCGTGATTGCACTTGCTTGACCTGCGGTAATTGTTGTCGGCGTATTGTCCAGGTCGCCGTAATCAATGCCCGACGTGGATCCGGTGAACCGCACCTCCAAAGGGAACGTAGTCACAACATTGCCATTGGCTTGTCCGGCAACTAACATGCCCGTTGTCTCGGTGTCGCTTGCGCCAGCAGCAACCGCAAACGTCAACGTGCCTGGGCTTGTCTGCTCTGCCTTAATTAGAGTCGCCGTACCGCCACGCAAAATGGCGTTTGTGGTGGTCACCTTCAACGATGGCTTGGTGTTGTCTGACACGTCACTGAAGACGCCAAGCTCGTTTTGCGCTGAGCCTTTCAGGATTTGCAGAATGCTGGTTAAGTCGCCGTCGATGCTTTGGAACTTGCCGTAAATGGTTTGCCCCACTCCGCTTTGCACGTTGAGGTTTGTTCCGTACAATTCTACCGTGCCTGTCAAGCTGTTAACGCTGCTCACGCCGCTACTGGTTCCGCCCGTGTCTAGTGTGGCGGTGTTGCCGTCAATAGTTAGGGAGCCGTTCGATACAATGAGTTTGTTCACCGCGCCCGTTGGCGCTCCGTCCACCTCTTCAATGGTCCAGCTATTACCCGGAAACGTGGTGAGCGTTGTTGCGCTTCCGGTACGTTGCACGCGCGTGTTATAAGTCTGCTCCAATACGTACACGCGTTGATCGCTGTCAAACTGAATGTCGCTTGCGTCAAAGTTTATAGACTGGACCTGAACGCCGCTAATCGTTCCGCTCTGTCTGTCTAGCGCACCGCGAACCGCAATGCCAAGGTTCATAATGGTTTCGTAGTCGTCACCCACGCAGTACAGTTCCACGCGCGCGGTGTCAATCTTCGACGTGCTAGTTTTGGTGTCGCTGGGTGTAGTGTCCACCACAGTGTAAACCACAAACGGAGCGTCGGCGTCTTGTTGCGCAAGCTCCGGGTAAATGCAATCGGCGCAAATTGCACCGACTGCGCTGCTGTCTTTGAGCAGCTTATAAATTGCCTTGCCTGTCTCCATTAGAGTTTGAATTTTTCGAACGTGCGTCGATAATGCATAATCATTAAGCGTTCCATCATTGGACTAAGTCGCGCCAGAGCTGGCACAATCTTGTCAAACGCTGCACTGCCCACGCTTCTATTGCGTCCGCCGACGTGTCCACTTTCTACAATACCCGCAAACCAACCGTCATTTTTGGGTTTGCCTCCCGCTCTAGGACCAATGAAAACATTCGTTCTGCTGCCTCTGCTATTCTTCACACCGATAGACCGGCGCAAAGTTCCGGGCGTAATGTCGTAGTCTGGACCATCCGAGCGACGCACCTTAAACACGCGCTTGCTTCTTGGTATTTGCGGCTTAACTTTTCTAGAAACCGCTTGCGCGATTTTCCGATTGCCTTGGCGCAACTCTTTAGCCATGTCTTTCGGAAAGTCTCCAATGCGGCTAATTTGTTTTTCAAGTTCCTTTAATCCTATAACTTCACCTACCATCCGTGCCCTGCTCTTTGCAAAAAATGCGCATGCCGTCGCGCCGTCCGATTTCTTCAAAGCCTAGCACCTCGTACTTGCGCGACTCAAATACAATTGTGTCGTCTTGCGACATGCTCAACCCGCCAGGCGCGTCGGTTGGGTTTGGATGGCGTACAATGAAGTTTACATTGCTTTGCGGAAATACCTGATACGCCTTAATAGTCTCGCCCGCGCTGCCCGCAAACCTTACTTCAGCCCACATGTCAGTGTCGGTGGTGGTGCTTACGGTTGGCTGTCCATAGTCGTCTTGCGTCAAGGTCTCTTGGCGGTACGTGATTAACCTGTCTCTGCGTCCTGCGTTTTTCATGGCTGGTAGATAATGCGGAACGGATTAAGCAACGCCTCAAGCCCAAACTTCAAACGGGTTGTAGATCCAGCGACTTCTTCTTGCCTGTTCTCGTACAGGTCCGCAACGATTAGCCGAATCGCTTGCAACACGGGAGCGGGCATGGTGGTGTAACCAGCCGTAAACGAAACGACGACAGGCATCAAGGCGTAATCGTAGGTCTGCGGATAGTCCCGAAACGCAATGCGCGCTGGCCGCGTAATTTCATCCGAGAACCAGTTGCTTGCGTCTAGTGTAGACAACGCCGCGTAAGTCTTAGTCGCGGTCGTCTGATACTTGACCTCCGTAATTGTGGTGACTGGCCCGATAGGAATGTAGGAGTTGTAGAAGCCCGGCAAGTACCCGCGCGCGGTGTAGCTGCCCAACTTAATGTTACAATGTTCCTCCACCCAGCTAATCGCCGCCGAACGTAGCGCGGCAATCAAGGTGTCTTCTGCGGTGTTGGTTACGCGCATGTGTGCTTTCAAGTCGGCAACCGTGATAATGGTGTCTTGGTCAACTGCGCTTCCGGTAATCTCTACTTGCATGCCCTAAAAATAAGAAAGCCCGACGTGGTGCCGGGCTTTCTCTGAATATGTAAACGACGGCTTACGCAGCCTCGTCGTGGAAAGTGTACGCGGCGGCTCCGTGCAACACAGCAGAGTCGGCGTAACGATGGATCGACACCCGAATGGAATGTTCCAAATCCAAAACGTACGGATTAATCACGATGTCGAGGCCCCCAAAAAGTCCGAGTACGGCTGCCTGATTAGGGTCAAACATAACAAGCGAACCCTCAGCAGCGACACCGTTAGCAGGCAGCAAGTCCGTCACGGCGTATGGGTATCCCAACGCGTTGAAGTTGCCCGCGCTAGTGCGGTCGATGGCTGGGTTGACGTCTGCAACAATAGCGTCGTCGGAAAGCAAAGCGTGCGCGACGCTGTCAGCAATCACCTTAACGTTGCGCAAGTCAACACCCGCAGCAATCAAAGCGGCCTCGCCAACAATCATTTGCGCGGCGCTAACTGGGTTGGTGTTGTCTCCGTCACCAGCTCCGAAGATGGTGTCAAACACAGTCTTGTCGATTTGACGATTCAACTGCGTGATCATGTCGTTGGTAATGAGCTGTTCAACAGCCGGTCCACCTTGAAGCATGAGCTGCTCGGTAATGGTAACAAATGCACCATAACGCGTTGGAGTCAAAGACCGCTTGCCAACTGCGTTTTCAGCGTTTGACACGGCTGCACCCTCAGCAGCAGAACCAATAGTTGCGGCAGCCGTAACAATTGGCACGTTGACGTTGGATGTTAGTCCGTTCAGGACACGTCCACCCATTGACTGAAACAAGGTCGGAGCAGCCAAAGCAGCTACGCCAGTGGTTACGTTAGTACCAACAAAGCCAGGAGCGTTGGCCAAAGCCGCACCAGCGCCAAATTCACCAGCATCACCCAACGTACGCATTGCGCTTGCGGGAATGGACAATTGGCCCTTAATGGTCATGTTTGAGTTGCGCGCCTCGCGCACGGCCTCCTCGGTGTACTCAGCAGCAACACCAGTAACGCGCTTGCCTTGAGCCAAGTCGCGCATTGCGCCACCCAAGTCGAACCGCTTGTTCATGCGGGCCATTTCGCGCTGCTCTGAGCGTGAACCCTCGCCAGCCAAAACCGCGCTTTCGGCAATCTTTGCGTCTTCGCGCTTGACCTTCAGTTGAACGTCCACCTTGCGGATTTCGGAAGCGAGTCTTTCCATTTCGGCGACGTCAGT